AGGTACGGCTTGCGACCGAAAAGGGGTTAACAGCAACCGCTAAGAAGGCTATCACCTCTCAGATACTTGCACTTGAAGAAATCAAGGAGAAGAAGTTAAGTGAGTTTGATTTAACCGTTAAGGACGAGGCTATCAAGCGAGAGCAGACGTATATCCAGAATATGCTCTCTTCTATCGAGAAAGGCTCTAAGGAGGAGTACGACTTGAAGGTTAAGAACATCGAGAATGCTCGACAGTTAGAGATTGACGCTATCCAGAAGATGGTACTCACAGAAGATGAAAAGGCAAAGCAGCTTAAAGCCGTTAATGCTAAGTACTACAAGGAGGAGGAAGATGCGTATAAGGAGTATAACAACAAAGTTCTTGACGAGCAGAAGAAAGCTATTGAAGACCGCTATAAGGCTAAGATGTTAGAAGCTGAAATTAGCGGAATGGAAAGCGGACAAGGCTCGGAACTCGAAGTGTTACAGCTGCAAGCAGACGAAAAGCAGGCTTTACTTGAATCAGCACAGCAGAGAGAGGGCGAGACGATAGAAGCATTTAATCTGCGTAAGTTAGAATTAGAAAAAGACTATTTGGACGCCAATAAAAAAGTAAGAGATGAAGAAGACAAAGATAAAGAAGAGCATTTCCAGGCAGATATAGCACGATATAAAGCTATCGGTCAGGCAATGGGAGGATTATCTGATTTAGCATCTGCTTTTAGTGAGCATAGCAAAAGTTTAGCTAAAGCTTCTAAAGTAATCGCACTTGGTGAAATTGCAGTTAGCACTGGTGTTGCAATAGCAGAGGGTATCAAGCAGGCACAGAAAGCTGGACCATTCCCAGCCAACCTTGCAGCTATTGCAACGACTGTTGCCACTATTCTGTCGGGTATCACATCAGCGATTAGGACAGTGAAGTCTGCCAAGTTTGCACGTGGTGGCGACGTGGTAGGACCAGGAACAGATACGAGCGACAGCATACCGGCGCATCTCTCTAATGGCGAGAGCGTACTAACAGCACCAGCAACGAGGATGTTTGCCCCTGCCCTATCAGCGTTTAATCAGATAGGCGGTGGCGTGCCTATCATGGGACAAGGCGGAAACTCACAGCAGATTGGCGAGGAGTTCTTAGCGAGAGCCGTTGCGAGGGGTATGGCGATGATGCCGCGCCCAGTGGTAAGCGTAGAAGAGATTAACAGCACTAATAATAGAGTTGAGGTAATAGAAAGATTAGCAACGATAAAATAAAAGACAATACTATGACGCAATTTGAGTTGATGAGAACAGCAGAAAGTCTGCTACGAGTGATGAATGATAATAATATCGACGTGTCAGATATTAAGTATATGAAGATGTATGACGATTATATACGACTAAAAGAAGAAGGTCACAAGGTCGGATACATCGTGTACTATCTCAGTGAACAGTACGGATGCGGAGAAACGACCGTGTACCGAGTAGTTAAGAGAATGGAGAAGCGAATAGTTTAAGTTGTGTTTCATGCGATTGTGTGAGGGTGGCTGCCTGCGAAGGTGGTCGCCCTTCTTTTTTTATTCCTTTCACGCTGTGAAAGTGGAGAACGAACCCTTATAAAGGTTTTCTTTATCTTTATAAAGTACCTTTGTAACATAACTAATAACGAATATGGCAGTATTAAAGATTTTCAATGATATACAAACCGAGAACGAAAAGAATAATAGTAAGTTTTTCGGTGAGGCAGAAGGCATCTGTTATAAGGACGTGGATGAGTTCTGCGAGCAGATACCAGAGGACGATAATAAAATCGATGTACGCTTACATTGTAATGGTGGCTCTTGCACAGAAGGTTGGGCTATTTACGACCGCTTACGTGCCACTGGCAAAGAGATAACTTGCACAGTAGAGGGTAACGCCGCATCAATGGCAACGGTTATCTTAATGGCAGCACCGAAGGAACGCCGCAAGGCTTATGCAAGTGCAGAGATATGCGTACATAATCCATGGATATCAAGTTGGGGACTTTCGGATATTGTTACAGCCGATGACTTAGACAAGGCGGCTAAGGACTTGCGAGATATACAAGAGAAGATGCTCAACCTATACGTAGAGCGTTGCGAGTGCGACAAGGAGGAGATGCAGGCACTTATGAATGAAGATAAGTATATCGGTGTTAACGAGGCTATACGTCTCGGTTTGATTGGCGAAGTAATTGCGCCTGTTTCAGCCAAGAAGCAGGGTGCTGTGTTTAACAATAAATCAAAGAACCAAATGGCAAAGAAAGAGAAGAAAGTGGAGGTTAAAGCCTCTCTGATTGACCGTGCGCTGGCGAAGTTGGGTATTAAGAACCTTGACGAGTTGGCTAAGGGTATGGACTTATCCACAAGTGACGGACAGATGCTCACTGTAGAGCGTGAGGAAGGAGAGCCACAGGTGGGAGACAAGGCAACTCCTGATGGCGAGTTTATGATGCCAGACGGTAAGACTATCGTAGTCGCTGATGGTGTCATTACCGACATCAAAACAGACGCACAAGGTAGCGAGGGTAAAGACGGTGATGAGAACACCGACCGAATCGAGGAGTTGGAGAAAGAAAACGAAGACTTGAAGAAGAGGATTGAGGAACTCGAGCAGGAGAAGAACGATGCTCAGGCAAAGGCTAAGACTACCGACGAGTTACGCATCCTCAATGCTGTTAAGATGGCGGGAGGAGAGAAGGCTCTCAGTCAGATTATATCTAACTACAAGCCACAGCAGCGTAAGCCAGAGGGTAAGAACGCTCAGGCAAAGGCAGATGAACATAAGTCTGCTATGCGTGCGGAGATTGAGGCACGACGGAACGGCACGTTCAAGAAGAAGTAAGACAAAGAGTGTATAACTAAAAGATTATAAGGAAATGACAAAGTTTTTGGAAAACATCACATTCAACAATGAGGATGTAAGAGATTTGAAAGAACTCATCCCTATGACCATTGAGCAGGATGAGGACTTCCAGCGATTCACCAAGCTTATGAAGGTACATAATGGTGACCCACTCGCCCTTATCGGTGAGATTAACGATGTCGGTGTTAAGGGTGCGGGCTGTAATCCTACCTACAAGGAGATTGGTATCAAGAACTCTCAGAAGCGTTGGGAACTCGGAGACTGGAGTACACCTATCAAGGTATGTTACGAGGACTTCAAGGGTACTGTTGGAGAGTATTATCTCAAGGGTGGCACTGACATTCAGGACTTGACAAGTACGGAGATTATGAACGAGATTCTTCGCCCACGTCTTGAGCGTATGTTGAAGCGTCTTATCTGGCGTTATGGATGGTTTGGCGACAAGGACGCAAAGGATATCGCTGGCGGTGGTGTTCTGACAACAGGAACAGATGCGGAGCTATTCAACGTTACCGATGGTTTGTGGAAGAAAATCTTTGCAATCGGTGCAGCTCATAGCGACCAGTTGACTACTATCGAGGCAAACACTAAGACTACCTACAAGGACCAGAAGGCAGCTATCCTCAAGGAAGGTGTTGCGACAGGTATCATCGACGCTATGCGTATGAATGCTGATGCTCGTATCACTGGAGATAGCGAAGCTGTTATCATGCTTTCACGTGGTCTTGCTGATGCTCTTGCGTATGACGTGAAGAGAACCTACAAGCAGATTATGCCTTGGAATACTATTTTCGACGGTCTCGACATTGCAGAGTATGACGGTGTGAAGGTAGCACGTGTGAACGTTTGGGACAGCGTCATCAACGCTTACGAGAACACAGGCACCAAGTGGAACAAGCCATACCGTGCGGTATATGCTAACATCAATCAGTTACGTGTCGCTACTGATGCAGATGGTCTGCTGAGTAACCTTGATATCTTCTTCGACAAGAAGGAGCGTAGTAACTTCATTTATGCTGCTGGTCGTATCGGTACAAACATCGTTGAGGACGATATGGTCCACGCTGCTTACTAATAGGAGGACAGAATTATGGCAGGAATTTGTGAATCAATTATCGCCAAGAGTATTGAGGCGAACTGTGAGAACCCCTTAGTAAAGGGAATGGAGGCTGATGGTGTTATCATCAATCGTAATGATATTGACTTTTCACAGTCAGTATTCGACACGGACAGCAAAAACATCATCAAGCAGCTTATCTTGAAGACTGGCAAGAAGGGTTATTCTGTCGTTCAGATGGGAGCAACACCTTATACAGGCTTGAAGACGTCCCTCGCAACGGGTAAGTATCGTAATACTTTCAACAACGAAATCCCTATTGCGGTGCTTGACAACAGTCCAGAGGTGGCACAAAACATCATTGATGGACTTGCTAATGGTACATTCGTTCTTGTGTTGCGTAATGCTCACAAGGGCGAGAATGGCAAGGCGGAGTATCAGGTGTACGGCTACTATCAGGGCTTGCACTCTACGGAGATCGTGAACGAGAAGTATAGCGACGACACAGATGGCGGTTGGCTTGTCACTCTCAAGGAGGAGAATGCGCCAAAATCTGCGCTATTCTACTTTAACACGGATGCCAAAACTACTGAAACACAGTACAAGGCATTGCTTACTGAAACTCACGCATGACAGTAGAAGAAGCATATACTAAGATTGAGGAACTGAAGGGGCGTTATGATAGTCCCTTCAGCAACTCTGATAAAGAGAGTATCGAAGAACTCTATTACGAGGTACTTGGTAAGAGCTTTGTACAGACATCGTGTCAGCAGTGTTATCACGATGCACTAATAGAGGTTTATGTTTATCTTAAGAAGAACGGAAAGATGGCTGAAAAGTGTAATTATAGATTGAAGGCTGGTGCTATCATTTGCTGCCCTAACTTCAATGATGGTCAAGTATATAGCAATGACAATCTCACCGACGAGGTTGCATCTGCATATTTAGAGCAGTACCCTGAGCAGGTAGAGTTATTCCAGCAGTTACCTTCTGAGGGCGACAACACCAAGAAGAAAGGTAAGTAATCAATAGGAAGGGCGAAGATGAACGTAAAAACGGCAAAAAAGCCAGACACACGTGTAGAGGTTAAGTACAAACAGAACTTTCACCTACAGAGCTATGGAGACGATAATCTCTATCCACAGAACTTGATGGCTATTACAAGCGCATCAGGAACAGCACAGCTATGTCTTGACAGATATAAGAAGTTCATTGAGGGTTTTGGTTTCAATGATGAAAATCTGTCTGCGTGGAAGGTGAACAGATATGGTGACACGATGGACGATATGCTTCGTCAAGTGTCTGATGATGTTGCACGCTTCGGAGGCTTCGCTCTTCATATTAACTATAATGTTCTTGGTCAGGTGGCAGAGGTTAATTTCATGCCATTTGAGCAGTGCAGATTAGAGGAGACGGACGATGCTGGTGTGGTATCGCATATCTTGCAGCACGTCGATTGGAAGGGAAAGAGAACGAAGAACGGGAAGACAGAGTATCTTGATGATAAGCATATCAAGAAGTTCAATGTATTCAATCCCGATCCTATTGTCGTAATGAAAGAGATTGAGGACTGCGGAGGTATTGACTGCTATAACGGTCAGGTGCTATGGGTGTCAGTGGATGGAAAGTACCAATACCCAACACCAATATATGATGCTGCTATTACAGATATAAGTACCGATGAGGGCTTAGGCAACATCAAGTACCGAAACGTTCGTAACAACTTTCTTGTAGCTTGTATGCTTGTCGCTAAGAAGGGAGCACATATTGACGAAAACGGCAATACAGAGGAACGCCAGATGATTAGCGATGAGGACTTGACAGCATTTCAGGGTGACACTCGAGGGTCTAAGATACTCTATATAGAGTTAGAGAATGACGAGGATAAACCAGAGGTTGTTCCTTTCCCGACAAGGAACTTCGATAAAGAGTTTGCAACGACAGATGAGAGTGTCGTAGAGCGCATTTACGCACAATTCCATCAAGAGTTATTCTACTCTATCCGTATCGGCAAGCTCGGTTTCTCTGGTAATGTGATGCAAGACGCTTATGGATATTACGCTGGCGAGGTTACGAACGAGCAACGCTTTATCGAGCGTGTTTTTAATAGCGTATTCGCTCATTGGTTCGATAAGACTATGCCGCAGAACTTCTCAATTCGTCCGCTGAAGTATGTAGCAGCGGAGAGCAATAACAAGAGTAATGGAGAGTAAACACATTCTTTCGGTCGAGCGATTCAAGGAATTAGCAAGACCGACATCTAAGCATATTGACGAGGGCGATGTAATGACATTCGTCAGAGAGTGTGAAGAGATAAAGATTATACCTGCTATCGGTTTGGAGAGATTTAAGAAACTGCTTGACGACCCAGAGGATAGTAGGAATAAAATTCTGATTGAAGGCGGAGAATACAACGATAAGTGCGGTAAATTGAAACGATGTGTAGGCTTACAGACTACCGTAGCATATTTCGTCTACGCTCACATGGTGATGGTAGATGGGGGTATGTTAACACGTACAGGTTTAATGCAGCATAACGACAGTTACGCAAGCAGAGAGAATGATAAGAACAGAGTACGCTTATATGATGATGCTATGAACGCGGCAGAAACATACTTAAGCAGTTGTTTAGCCTATATCAAGGCAACAGAGAAAGAAGATATTAACCCTGTAAGGGGTACAAGAATAAGGTTACATGCTATAGGAGATTAAATTAAATGTCTAAGGTTGAAGAATTACGCCAGCTGGCGAGAGTGATAAAAAATGAGACTGCTATCGGTGGTAACACTGCCGAGCGTGTCGGTAGTGCATTCGAGGGTGTCGCAGATGCTATCGAGGGTATCGACCAGATAAACGAGATGGAGAAGGCTGTCGATGCAGTCAAAGAGAAGTTGAATGCGAGTAAGCAAGCTATTGAGCAAGCGGTAGCAGCTCTGCCTATTGCTCAGGAAACAGGCGATAGTGCAACATCTGTGATGTCACAAAAAGCGGTATCAGATGCCATTAAAGGGCTTGATGACAAAGTGCGAGAAAACACCGATGCTGTTAAGGCTGTTTCTAAGTTAGAGGAGTCTATTGTTGGAAAAGAAGAGGTTGTTACACCCTATGAGTTTACACAGGGAAAAGAGCAAAGAGGACAAATATTTCCTCTCAAATGGACGAATATTGGTGGTACGTATGTTCATTTCATTATAAGTGTCGAAGGCTATAATAGCATTAAGTTGTTAGGACATTCAGAGAATGTGGTAAAGATTGCGTTCTTGAAGTCTATTGAAAATAAAAGAAACGGAGAGGATGTTCTTTTTGCAGGAGAAAACAAGCTAACTTCTATCTCTGCAAACACAGAGGTTACGCTTAAGATACCGACAGATGCAAAGTTTCTTTATGTCGAGGGTGGTACGATTTTTGGACGTAGCTACTTGCAGTCATTAACACTCATCAAGAATGCTAAGAGTGGAATATTGAAGCAGGTAGCAGCCAACAAAGAAAGCCTTGATAAGGCATTGAAGTTGGCAACAGAGAGTGCACAAGCAGCTGGAACAGCAGTTTCGTTACAGGAAAAATTATACGGTAAGAAAACAATCGTTTCAAAGGATAGTGGTGCGACAGTTAGAACACACAAGATTGTGTTAGGAAAATGGGGACAAAATACGTATAAGCATCTGTTAGTGCCAGTTAAAGGTTATGAAAAGGTGCATTTGGTTGCAAACCCAACAGAAGGCTTTGAATATACATTCCTTGTTGACGACGAAAACTTACAACAGACAAAAACAGCTCCGACATTTGCAAAGAACTATAAAAGTGAGGTAAAAGCGAAAGCAGGTGAGGATATTTTTGTTGATGTTCCAGTTGATGCAGATTACCTGTATGTGTTATTCTATTATGAATTTTACACACCGAAAAACAAAATGGAGCCGTCATTGATTGAACTTATCAAGGAGGGCGATTTTGAGGGACTAAAAAAGGGAAACTCAACAAGCTACAATGACGGAAAATCTGTTGTAACTCTCGGAAGTTCATTGTCACAATGCGGACAGGAGTTTAAGACACTCTCTTGGGTCGAGCGTGTCAATGACCTTGTTGATATTAACATAGTTAACTCTGCAAGGAGTGGTGGAAATCTTGAAACTAATATCGACTGTGTATCTAATGGTGACCTGATTTACTATGATAGTGTAAAGACAAAGATAGTTGTTTCGAGGAAATGTTATTGGTCTTTCAAGCCGTCATATTTCCTCTGGGGCAATGCAGCAAACGGAACACCAGCAGGCGGTCTTAATCTATATAATCAATTGAAGAAAGCGTATGCTGTGACAAGGCAGCA